ACAGCACAATTAGCATTAGCCAATTATACAAGAGTGAAAATATCTGTTCCAGGTGATCCTTTGTTGACTGTTGGCAAAGTCATTCAATTTGATTTGTTATCTAAAAATCCAGCAATCAAAGAACCAGATTTGTACTATTCTGGTAACTATTTGGTGACAGGAGTTAGACACATGATTACACAAAATGATTTTAAAACTGTTTTAGAAATAGCAAAAGAAAGTTTACCAAATCAGTTACCAGACATACAAGATGATTCTACAAGTTGGACTAGCGTGGTGAATGGATGAAGACAGTAAATAATTTTGCAGGTCTTAATGGGTTCTGTTGGTGGGTCGGTGTCGTTGAGAATAGAGCCGATCCATTAGCACTAGGCCGATGCCAATGCCGTATTTTTGGTTGGCATACAGAAGATACAACTATGATTCCCACCAAAGATTTGCCTTGGTGTCACCCAATGAACTCAATAAATACGGCCAAACAGTTTCAACCACTAGAAATAGGAGATTGGGTGGTAGGTTTTTTTATGGACGGAGAGAGCGGGCAGTTTCCTATAATGATGGGTTATTTACCAGGTTTTGCAGCTGCAAATACTTCCACATCTAGTCCTGTAACAACAACATCGGCATCCACAGGAGGTTAATATGGCAACAGCAACAGACGCATTTGCTGGTGGCATAACAAATGCCACAAATACTTTAACAAATGCGGTAACAAATGCTTTTAGTAATGCACAGAACAATGCAGCTGCATTGACATCTACATCTTTTGTTAATTTAGCACCTACTGAAGTACTAGATGGTGGTGTAGTACTTGAAATCAAATCACCAAATCTACCAAAAGGTGGTTACTACTATACAGCTGGTTCACAAACACTTCCTGGTCTATCGAGAGGTGCATTGGTCAATTCTTCACTATTGAATAACAACAATGACTTATCACACGTTTGTGATTTCAAGTTTGACTTTCATCTAGGTATTGATATAGGAGGGTTAACTAATCCTTTCACTGATATAGCTAAAGCAATTCAAGCTGGTAAAATGGCAGGTGCAAATGCGGTTAGAGCTGCAGTTGGTCAATTACAACAAGCATTTAGAGAAGGCTTACAAGCATTATTAGCAGCCTTAAATTTTGATCCAACAGGCCAAATATCTTTAACAATTTCTGTTGGTAAATCTTTGATAAGAAAACTGCAAGCAATCGAGGCTCAAGTATTGCAAATTGTTTATGATATTTCTTTGATTCAGAGTATTGCTACCAATTTAGAACAAATTGTTACATGGATCCAAAGTTTACCTGGCCAAATCCAAAAACTATTACAACAATGTTTGACAAACTTCCAAACATCTTTGACGAATACAACCAATACAGTAAAAAATGCTACAAATATTAAAAATCAGGTTAATAACCTAGTAGTACAAGCAAATCAATCATCATCAGCTGAATCTGCTAACACAAGTGCTGCTATGATGGCCATTATTAATGGTACAGCAGGCACAGCAGCTATTACAAGTCTCATCAATTCAACAGTTGCAGCTGCACCACCATCATCTGGTGCAACACAAAAGACAGCATCTAGCCCCTAAGGACATTGAATGGCAACACAACCGAGTTTCTTTACAGCATGGACAGAGCCTGAATCAGCGGCTAATGGTACATATCAACCTGTATTTCCTTACAACAATGTAACACAAACGCCAGGTGGACATTCATTTGAATTGGATGACACTCCTACAAGGGAACGTGTAAGACTGCAACACCGCTCAGGCACATTTATTGAGATGCATCCTAATGGTGATGAGGTGCATAAGGTATATGGTGATGGGTATGAGATTACTATCAGCAATAGAAATATATTAGTACAAGGTCGCATGAAAATTGAAGTTCAAGGCGATTGTGAGATACATGTCCAAGGTGACCTAATAGAACAAATTGATGGTAATGTAGAACAACACATCAAAGGAAATTACACACAAGTTGTAGAAGGCATTAGTAGCATGACATCACAAGGTGACATGGTCATCAATGCTGCAGGTGGTTTAACTGGAGGATTGAAGTTAAACACACCAGATTACATGCATCTTGGTGGAGACCTAACAGTAGATGGTGAGATTACTGCTGGTAAAATAACATCTTTAGGTCGTGTTGATGCTATGGGTGGTATGAGTGCAGGTCTCCAAGGTTTTGTTACTTTAGGTGGTGTTTCTGCTGGTTTACCTGTTGCAGTACCTGGAACAATTAGTGCTGCAGCAATGGTAGATGCACCATTAGGCACGTTTGGTGTGATGAGTGCTATATGGGCATATGACACAGTAAACGTTAGCCTACATAATGCACACATACACGTTTCACCAAAAGGTCCAACTGGACCTCCTGTACCAACTGAAGTAGGAATTTAATATTATGAGCATTTATGCAAGATTAGGCTTTAATTCTAGTGATCCGGCAACTAACGCATTGTCTATGCCGTATTCAAGTAATGTAATGGTTCAGATGGACCTATTGCCACCATTGATTAAACCATGGCAAGCCAATGCTATTGGTAATAGTGCAGTATCTGGATTCTTCACGAATCCAGTAGCCAACGTCACTCAATCAATTTGGGATACATCTAACACATTGATTACTTTGACATCGGGTTTGACTGCTTCACCTGCAAACAATACTGTAAATACAGCAATGGCTAATGTATATGCCACTTCAAGTGTATTATCTGCAAACTCAGCTCAAACTTATCTGTATATAACAAATCGACAATCTAATGTTACTCCACCTAACGCTGATGTAAGTACACCACATTACAATACTGCTATTGCACAAGGTAAAATGTTATCTTATATAACTAACCAATCAGATAATATTTCAAACAGTTCAGTTATGTTGGGTAGTTTCACAAGTGTGACACTAGGAAATACATTAGCTAATTTGTACAGTACAATGTACACTTTGACCAATATTTTGGCCAATACGATAACATATTATACTGATCCAATAAGTGGATTGCCACACAACACGACAAATGTATCTGCGGCCAATGCTTCCGCACTACAAAATGTTGTTTCTACTGTTAATTTCGTTATGTCGTTCTATCCAGCACAGGATTCAGCGTTCTTTCAAAACTCAGCCAATGTGTTACAGGATTATGGTACGGTTAGCCAATTTAATAACCTTGGCGCTTCACAAAACTACCTTTTGCAGAACTATATTGGTTCTCCAACATTGCTTGCCAATTTAAACTCATAAATATCCAATGGCAAATTTACAGAAACTCTACTCCGATATCGATTTAACGTTCAAAAGACTACCTGTAACTGGTGATGTCTCTTTGCGTTATGACGACCAGGCCGTGATTGCTTCCGTAAGAAACTTGTTGTTGACTAATTTTTATGAAAGACCATTTCAACCTAATCTAGGTTCAAATATGTCTGGTTTGTTGTTTGAACCTGCAACTAATGTTACTTCAAGCATTTTGTCCGATGAGATAAGAAATGTAATTACAAATTTTGAGCCTAGAGCTAAAATAAGTAGTATTGATGTTACACTGGCAACGGACAAGAATGCTTTTAATGTCTATTTGACCTTCTTTATTGGAAATAATACTACACCAACAAATGTTAATCTTCTTCTTCAAAGGTCCAGATAATGGCATCTAATACAAACATTCAAGTTGCTAGCCTAGATTTTAGTGGCATTAAGCAAAACTTTATCAATTATTTGCAAACTCAGGATACATTCAAAGATTATAATTTTTCTGGTTCTGCATTGTCTACACTATTGGATGTTCTTGCTTACAATACACAATATAATGCTTTCTACTTGAACATGGTGGCCAATGAGATGTTCTTGGACTCTGCATTGCAACGTTCTTCTGTGGTTTCTCATGCTAAGTTATTGAATTATGTACCACATTCTGCTGTTGGTCCAGTTGCACTTATCAATTTAAGGTTTACTGGCGTGACAACATCATCGTTTACTGTGCCAAAGTATACAAATTTCTTGTCTGAAGCTATTGATAATGTAAACTATAACTATGTCACATTGTATGACACTACTGTACCTGTCACTTCAAACACAGCCATACTTAATGCTG